ATGAATCAACAGAAATGTTAACTGAAGCGTTTAAGTCTTCTTTATTAGCCAGTTTATTTAACAATAAGTATGGTAAATTTGATAAAAATTTAGCTAAGGCTTTCTATGGCTCTGCTAGAGTAAAAATGGACTTAATTGAAGATGAAGATCTTTTAACACTTGATCCTCAGACTGCTTATAAAAATAAGCAAGATGACACGATCATCTTTTATTTATCAGATACACCTAAAGAGAATCCACATGCACCATATGATGCATGGGCGGATCATAAACACATTCCAGGAGAAGGTTACTTATTAGCTGTAGCTTCTGGTGATAATGCATTCTATACTAGAGCTTGGGGTTCAAGATATTCTAAGAACAGTGAGCAGGTTTTGAAAAAGGTAGAAAATGGTTCAACTGATACTATCGGTATTTCTAAGAAGTACAAAGGTTGGGACGGAACAGGACTTTACAACGTAAAAAGAATTGCTGAAGTTGCAGATAGAGCTATTGTATTGAACATGGCACTTTTAAGACAAAAGTATTCTTCAGCTAATCAAAGAGCTGATAGAGCTGCTGCAAAAGCAGGAGCAATTGCATTCAAGTCAGATAAAGACTTTAAGAGCGAAAACACAAAAAGATACCAAGAGATCTTAGCTATTAAAGCAGCTTCTTTGCCATTAGATAAAATGGTTGCAGACGCAATTGATACATTATCAGCGCAAATTAAAGACGGTTTAGCTAAAGGCGAAAAAGGACGTTACGGTGATATTATTATTGGTAAAAACAAAAAGGGTAATGAAGTTAAAATGAGAGACGCTTCAAATCACATGTCAAGTATCTTAGATGATTACAGTAGATATGTTGATTATATTAAACAAGCCGAAGAGTCTGAAGCAAGATATGGTGAAAAAGAGTCTTACTATGAAAGAGAGTCTAAGAACTATGCCAAGAATATTAAAGATAGGATCAATCAAATTGAATCATTTGATTATGCTTGGTAAATTTAAAAGAGTATTCTTTGAGTATTGGATTAAACCATGGTACTCTGCTTAATTATAAAATTAAAACTATGAAACACGTAAAATTATTTGAAGCTTTCGTAAACGAATCTGACCCAAAAGTTAAGGCTATGAGAAAAAAGCTAAACGATGAATTAGAAAATGTTTATGCTGAAATGGAGGATATTCAAGCTCGTAAAGATGAAATCGAAGCTGCTGTAGATGCTGGTCAATTAGACAATGACGAAGCGGGCGATATGTGGTCTAGACTAGATAGTTTCTGGATAGATCTAGAAGAAAAAAGAGACGGTATTAAAGCAAAGCTTAGCCAACTAAAAGGTAAATAATAATACGCTAGGAAGTAATTATGCCAAGTACAAGTAAATCACAACAAAGACTAATGGGACAAGCTTACGCTTATAAAAAGGGCGAGTTAAAGTCTAGTGAAGTTAGTGCTGAAATAAAAGAATTGGCAGATAATATGACACTTAAGCAATTAAAAGATTTTGCAAGTACTAAACATGAAGGTTTACCAGAGACGGTAGACGAAGCATTTATTGGACCGTTTGTATTTAATGATAGTATGTCAGATGAAGAATTACTAGGAATGTATAACGGAGCATTAGACGGTTATGCTAATTATGCTAAAGGAATGCACTATGCTAAATCCGATTATAAGAAAGCTTATCAAGAAATTGAAAAGATCTTAAAGAAGAGAGGAATTACAGTAGACGAAAACATAACCCCTGCTAATTTAACGGGTATGGGTCCAGTAGTTTTACCAAATAATGGTACAGTTGGATCGGGCGATGTACCGGCTGGATCAGGCGACGCAGAAGAAGAATACAAGAAAAAGAAAAAGAAAAGAAAAGAAATGAAACATTTAACTACATTTGAAGCATTTACATTTGACTATCAAGGTACAGATATTAGAAATCCTTTTACAGACGAGACTGCAAGAATGGATGTAGATCCAAATAGCTATTATGGAAAAGACTACGCGAAATCGGACATTAAAAAGATTGTCGATGCAAGCGAAGCTTTTATTGCTAAATACAATGAGTGGAAAGATTATGCACCATTAGACGCTGACGAAGATTTACATGCAGATTTTAGCGATTATGTTAAATCATCACTTGATGAATTAGTGAAGATAGTTAAGAAACACGGATAATTATTTTTAATTTTTTAAGAAATAATAGAGCCCACATTTTTTTATGTGGGCTTTTTTTGGTATATTAGATGTATAAATAAAAGGTGATGAAAAAAGAAAATCCTAAATTACAGAAAACTCAGTTTACTATACAAGAGATATGGCAAGCTATGAGAGGTAATGTGTATAAGAGTAAGAAGCATTATACTCGAAAAGATAAGCACAAGAATAAAGATTGTTCGTAACTTCTTTAAAAATAATAGAGCCCACATTTTTTTATGTGGGTTTTTTTTGGTATATTAGTAGAGTATTTAAAAGGTAAAAGATATGAATTATAAATTATTTAATCGTCACGATTGTTTTACTCCAGAAATGATGGAAATGACACGCGAAGTTATCGAAGAAGCTCAAGGTAAAGATTTTGGTTTGGTAAACATGGTATACGGCCTTTATGATGGTTACCTCTATGATGACTTACTTAAACAAGCTCGTATTGCTGGAATTAATGAACTCACGATGAATAAACTCAAAGGACTTAAAAAAGCCATTGAAATGTATATTCAATTAACAGGAAATTCAATAACTCAAATATAATATGGAAACTTACAAAAAAATTCAAGTAGTAAAAGGTATTGTTGAACAATATGTAAATGACAATATCAGTTCGGTTCAAGGTGTAGTAACTGTAGAAGACATTAATCACATTGTTAATATAGGTACTTCTATCCTATGTACTAAATGGAACATTGGTATCCTAGGCGGTGGATTTGTTGAAGCTGTGGTAAATAACAATCTATCACAGGCCGTTAGTAGAGCAGATGGCACAAATATCAAAGCCCTCAGGTTATACTGTCAAATGATGTATAACACATCTTTGCCCAGTGAATTATATGATACATCAATTGTTGGATGATACTAATAGGACTCACCGATGTGATCCCAAACTAATCCTAATATATAATTAAACAAATCTATATTTGTGTGTATAACTATTAAACGTTTTATATGTCAATAAATAATATTCTAGAAGAAGCAAATAAGATCGTCAATGAGCGATCAGAAGAAAAAGAACGCATGTACGGCCCTTTCGAAGAAGGTATGCGTAGAGCGGCAATGATCTTTAACGGCATGACAGGTAAAGAACTTAACGGTTCTGACATGTATGCTGCACTAGTCGCCTTAAAACTAAGTCGTCACTCTTATAATTACAAACAAGATAATCTTCTTGATGCTGTTGCATATTTAGGTGCACTAGATAATTATGTTGTAAAACATGGTTACGGTGAATCTGAAGATCCTATTAAATAATAAATTATGACAGAATTTAAATACTTATCAGATTATATTTCCGACAAGTCGTCTCGTATTGGAATCGCAGCTTTAGTTGGAAAACTAAGTCCTAAAACTAGTTCACATAAATCAGGATGGGCATTTCACTTAGCAAATCAATGTGTAAATGCAGGATATACAAACGTAGAAGTTATTACAACAGTAACGCCTGATTGGAATGATTTTGATTTTATTCTATTAGAACATGGTATGGAATTTAAAGGTACTTTTAATATTTTTGGAGGTGCTAATGATGATTTATACCATCAAGTTATGCGTATTTTTAGTAAGACTAAAATGCTTAGTCTTCATCATGATATGCCATGTGTTGGTACTATGGTTCAACAAAGACTTCACACTGGTACAGACCTATTTAAAACTATCGAAGATAAAATTGAAAGGATTAAAGAGATTTGTGCAACTGAAATTCCTAAAATTGATTCAATCGAGAAAACTACTAAACTTTGTTTTGGTGATAGTCACTCTTTTAGTCAATATACACCCGGTTATATGACCCAACGTCACGATGGTTTGACTATGCACGGTGCACTTAAAAGAGGACTTGATAGTTATGTATATCCATGGATAGAGTCTCTTAGAGTTTATATGGGTAATATAGATGTTCGTCATCATTTAATGAGACAAGATAATCCATCTGCAGCAGTTAAAACACTTTTAAAAAATTATGAAGTTGAGCTTTTAAAACTTCAAGAAAACGGTGTCAAAGAAATCGAAGTAGTTCATACACTTCCTATTGAAAACGAAAGTAGATCATTACCAAAAACAGGTTATTATAAAGGCACCCCGTTCACCGGAACTTGGGCACAAAGAACAGCATTGGTTAAAGAGATCAATGCAGGTATCGATGAAATGTGTGAAAGAAACGGTTGGCAAGCACATAAACACCCTGATGTTTATTTCAATACACTTGGAGAATTAACATTCGATGTAATGGAAAAACCTAAATCAGTTCACATCGCACGAGAGTATTATCGTTGGGATTTGGTAAAGAATGAACCTAACAAAAAATTAATTAAACAAACTTTAGCACTTTTTTAATATGTTACTTACAACTACTTACAATATTAGAATCACTCCAAACGATATTAAAAATGCAGCATATGATATCGAAATTACCACGGGTGATTTGGATTGGTCTATGTCACAATATCAGAGGAACAGAGACGCTTTTACATGGGAAATAATTTCAAAAAATGAAAATTAAAACAACCAAATATTACGATGAATTTTTAAGATACTTTGATTTAGCTAATAAGCAACAAATTTCAAGTAACTTGGGTCAAATTCCTCATGCTGAATCTAATTTAGGCGATGAACTAATGCACCATATAGAATTATATGATGTAGTAGAACGTAAATACGCAGGATTTAGTCAAATTATAAATGATTGTTTTTATGGATGGACGTCAGACCATCCATATTGGGAACACATGCAAGCTGGTAATGTATTTCCACAAAGAGAAGAAGTGGCTAAAAATTGGACAGGCAAAAGAGATAAATTTGGTCTAGAAGAATGGCTCTATATTTTTATTTTACATAGAGTTTGTGGATCTGCAATTAATTATGCAACCAAACCCTCAGGGTACCACAATACTATTCTGTTCAATTTACACGAGTGCGAAACGATTGAAGAGATGTGTGAGGTGATTAAATATCATCCAACGCCATTTTACACTTCAGTTGGTTATCAATTTCCAGCGTTTCCAAAACCGCCTAAGCCACAGGTTAACGAAGATAGTTTTGTCGGTATGGCAAACTTCTCTGAACCAGAATATGTTTACAAACGAGGTGGAGATTATTTCTTATGTGAATTTGCACCAAGAATGGCCAGAGATATGGCAAACTATTTAAGACAAGGTGGTAAAAAAGATTTACGAGAACTTGGTGAATGGATGTTTAAGTGGAATACAGATAATGGATTAAGAGCTTATAGATTCCAATATGCCGCAGTAATTGCAGATGTATGTGACTGGTACCCAGAATTTATGAACAGAGAATCAATGTTCTATTATGGTACTAACGCAGTAGAATGTATTGGTTATCTTGCAGATCCTGTAGAAAAGAAGGGTAAGAAGTCTGAAGAATTTTTAGATGCAGTTATGACTAAAATTTATGAAGACACGGGTTCATTACCATATAATGCAGAAGATGTTGCATGTGACTTTATCAGATGGATTGAAAATTATTTAAAACCAGGACCTGATTATGCTCACATTAACATGGATACTTTATGGAATTCATCTTCAATCACAGATCATCCATATGGCCGTCAAAAAGCAATGTTAGATTTAGGTCTAGTGGAAACCTTTAATGGAATGTCACAATTTCCATCAGACGATAAGATTTTACAAAGCGCAGGGGTTTCAGTTGAAGAATATAAAAAAATGATCCAATCAATATGAATAGTCAAGACTTAATCAGAGATCCTCAGTGTGATATAGAGGCAAAACCTAAAAACGTAGATTTTCTACAAAATAAACTATTTGAATTCGAAGGAGAAATGAAAGACTATAAAAATATAAAATACCCCAATACTAATTTAAACATAGAATTCAAAAAGAATAAACCTAAAGAGAGTTGGATGAAAGATTGGACTCAAGAAGAGAGGTTTGATAAATTCTTTGAATTCTGTCACGCATTTGATAAAAGACAAGACCAACTCTTATTAGAAGACTATCAGATATTTTCCCACAGACTACACTGGCATGAACATCCATATTGTTATATGATGCAACATGAAACTGATTTAGAAAAACTATTATATTATACAATTGTATTTTCTTTTAGTAATGAGCACTGGGGAACAATTATGAGATTGATCAATGATGGTGAAGAAAAAACACGTGAGCACTTTAAAGAGAATCGACATGCTCGTAACGATCTATTTCAGATCTATTATCCTAAAGGCACTCAAGTAAAAGATTGGTTATTAGAAGGTCCAAAAAAAGCGGCTAAAGATATGGTTCATATTTTAGAAGATTTAAAAAGACCATATACAATGATGGAATTTGCTAAATTATTAGAGGCTTATTTTAAAGAACATCAAAACTTTAGATCACCATTATATCCATGTAAGAACACTGCAAGATATGTGGCTATGAGTAGACCAGATTTAGTAGATCCTGAATCTATCTTATTCGGTGGTACTGGACATTTTGATGGAATGCAACAGATATTTGGAGGTCCAAACCTAAACGGTAAAGTAAAATATAGTATTGATACAGATGGTCAATTTATAGCAGAAAATGCACATGCTCAAACATGGATTGATCAAATGAATATTTTAGCAAATCACCCAAATAATCCAATGACTAGTCAAAAGATGTTGAACGTAGAGGATAAAACATGTTTTTTCTATAAGCACATTGCAATTAGTCATGGTATTAAATCACCAACAAAAAGAATTCCATATACTTGGATATTCGAAGGTAATTTTAATTTAGCTAAACATCCAACTGAAGATGTTGTAGTTAATGCAGACACAACAAGACATTTATGGGGAAGAGATTACCCTAACGAATAAACATGTATGAAGATGAGAAATAAAGCAGAAGATGCATGGCAGATTTTAAGAATTCAAGGAGAATTCACAAAAGGATTTGATACTTTCAATGAATTAGGACCATGTGTTTCTATTTTTGGAAGTGCAAGAACTAAAGATACAAGTCCATATTATATAGAAGCAGAAAAAACTGGCAAATTATTAACAGAGGCTGGGTTTGGAGTTATTACTGGTGGAGGTCCTGGTATCATGGAAGCTGCTAACAAAGGAGCGCATAATGCTGGTGGAAAATCTATCGGAGTCGGTATTGAATTACCATTCGAAGCAAGCATGAACCAATACGTAGATTTAGGAGTTGAGAATAGATATTTCTTTACTCGCAAGGTGATGTTCCTTAAATACTCACAGGCATTTGTAATATTTCCAGGCGGCGTCGGCACTTTAGATGAGTTATTTGAGGCCATCACACTTGCACAATGTGGACATAATGTAAAATATCCAATCGTTCTTGTAGGTACAAAATACTGGG